ATTTGGTACGCTCCGTGCTCAAGTGTAGAAACATACCTACAAGCCAATGCCCGAATTGACCGACCCGGTCAAGTTAACCCGATGACAGTCGTGCATATAACAGGCAGTCCGATAGAGACAAAGATGTACGCCCACTTGCGGGGCAACATTGCACACCACACAAAAATAATTGATTTATACAGGCAAGAAATTATTTTAGAAAGTACTTGACATTGTCAAGGTCTGTGATAAACTGACCCCCCCGAAACAACTGGAGCTAACTATGGACGCATTAGAAGTTCAGGACGAAGTCACCACCCCTTCTGTCCCCCTAGACAAACTGACCGCTATCTACATCAAGATGCGCGACGCCAAAGATACCCTCACTTCCAAGTATAAAGCCGAGTACGCCGACATCGAAGAGCAGATGGCGTTGCTTGAATCGGAGATGCTTGCGATCTGTAAAAACATGAATGCCGACAGCATTCGCACAAAAGCTGGCACGATTGTTCGTTCCGTAAAGTCACGGTACTGGACGAATGATTGGGATTCTATGTACGACTTCATTGAGGAGACCGGTGCATATGGCCTGCTGGAGAAGAGACTTCATCAAACAAACATGAAAGATTTTCTTCTTGAGAATCCTGACCTTCTGCCGAAAGGCTTGAATGTCGAAAATCAATATACCGTGGTAGTTAGACGTTCTAAGGAAAACTGAAAATGAGCAACATTACTTTGTTGAACCAAGACCTCCCCGACTTTCTGCAAACCGCTGGAGTCAGTGAGCTTACAAAACAACTCGCCGGTCGCACTGGCGTTAAACGAATCGTCCCCAAAAACGGAATCTTCCGAAAAGTTGTGGGCGGTGAAGAGATGGGTAAGGTCAAAGGCGACTTAAATGTTGTCGTTATCAATGCCTCTCCCAAAGTTGGGCGTATCTTTTACGCAAAGCAATGGAGTGCCGACGCTGAGCCAACAGCCCCCGACTGTTTCTCTAATGATGGCAGTGTTCCCGATGTTGGTTCCGTTAATAAGCAATCTGACCGTTGCGATTCTTGCGAACAAAACATCAAGGGTTCGGGCATGGGTAACTCTAAAGCTTGCCGCTACTCACGCCGCATTGCGGTTATGTTGGAAGAGGACTTCGGTACTTCCCTCGAAGGTTCTGTGTATCAAATGAACTTGTCTTCCAAGTCTTTGTTTGGTGACAGCGTTGGCGACAACACCCACCCCTTTGAGAGCTACACCAAGTACTTGTCCAACAACGGCAAAAGCTTGGACTACGTTGTTACCCAATTGAGCTTCAACGAAGACAATGACAACCAGTCTATTTTGTTTACGCCGACTCGCTTCATCAACAAAGGTGAATACGCCGCAACCAGTAAAGCCGCTGTTTTACCCGAGACACAGAAGCTGGTTGTTATGACTCCGTATCAAGCCGATACAGGTCGTGCGCCAAAGTTGGAAGCACCAAAACCATTGGGCGAAGCTTTTGAAAAGGAAGACGCCAAAGCCCTTGTCAAAGCACGAGCCGAAGCCGACGCAGTAGATGAGCCTAAGAAACGTGAATCCAAGAAAGCTGTTGAAGCTGCCCCCGCATCCAAGAAAAGTTTGGACTCAGTGGTCGCGGCTTGGACGGAAGAGGAGTAACGCATGACCTATGGTTACAGCCAAAAATTAGTTGAAGCCAACAAAAAGGCCGACGCTGAATCTTTGGGCGTAGCCTTGGGTCGCTTCTGTATAGCGAGGGAGATTACTGCTACGCGAGTGGCAGTAGAGCTAGGGGTTAGCCGCATGACGGTTTACAACTGGTTTTGGGGTGAGTTCACCCCGTCTCCTGCTTACGCTGGACAGATTGAGCGTTTCATGGCACGACATAAAAAACATAAATAAACAATGTCCACATTTGATTTGCTAGATGCCGTGTTACCCACGGAGGGGCGGTACTGCATAGTTGGCATAGGTAAATATGTTGACCAGCGTTTTGCAAACACAAGGGAAGAAGCCGAGACACTCATCCAAGAGTTCAACACCAAGCAAGTCAACGTGTATTTTGGCTGTGCCAAATTTGGTACAGCAGACGACAGGACGCACGACAACGTAGCCTTTGTTCAAGCCTTATGGCTGGATATTGATTGCGGCCCGACCAAGGGTGTACCGAATTCCAAAGGGAAGATTGAGGGCTATCTCGACCAGCAGACAGGGCTGGAAGAGCTTAAGAAGTTTTGTAAGACAGTCGGCTTACCTAGACCAATTTTGGTGAATTCCGGCAACGGTGTTCATGCTTACTGGTTGCTTGAAGAGATGTTATCCCGCACGGTGTGGGAGCCATTAGCCAAGCGGCTAAAACAACTTTGCAAAGAACATGACTTGATCGTTGACGACAAGGTGTTTGAAGCATCGCGGGTTCTTCGTGTGCCCGGTTCAATGAATGTAAAAAAAGGGTTAGAGGCCAAAGACGTAGTCGTGTGGAACGGGGTTTCGCCGAGGCTGTCTATTGAGAAGCTGCGTGAATTGTTGGGCGCACCCGAGCCGAAACAAGAAGAAGTGCCGGACTTTATACCCTCTGCCATGAGTCCCATGATGGAAGCATTGTTGGGTAATAAGGTCAAGCGGTTTAAGACCATCATGCTCAAGGCCGAGAACGGCTGTGCGCAACTGAATTACGTGTTTCAAAACCAAGCTGAGATTGATGAGCCACTGTGGATGTCGGCATTGTCTATTCCTGCTTTCTGCGTAGATGGAGACAAGGCGGCGCACAAGATGTCCGACCAGCATCCTGAATACGACCCAGCCGAGGTAAACAACAAGCTCAGGAATATCCGCAAGCGCGGTGGCCCACACCACTGCACAACATTTGAAGAGCGCAACCCCGGTGGTTGTGATGGTTGTGTACACAAAGGCAAGATCACTTCACCTATTGTGTTGGGTATAGAGATAGCAGAGGCAACCGAGGCCGACAACGAAGTGGAGGTTGAAACCGAAGCTGGTGTTGAGACACACCAAATACCTGAGTATCCGTTTCCGTTCTTCAGAGGTAAAAAGGGTGGCATATATGTTCGTCCCCCCAAAGATTCCGAAGAAGAGCCAGCAATGGTGTACGAGCATGACTTGTATGTACTCAAGCGTATGAGAGACAAAGAGTTGGGTGAAATGGCGTTGTTCAGACTCCACTTACCCCATGACGGGGTGAAAGAGTTTGCAATAACCACTGCGGCTATTTCATCAAAGGACGAGCTACGCAAACAGCTTGCCCAGCAGGGCGTAATGGCACATCACAAGCAATATGAGAGTCTTGCAACGTATGTCGTTACGGCGGTAAAAAATTTGCAATATACAAAGAAAGCAGAGCTTATGAGAACACAATTTGGATGGGTAGAGGGAGACAGCAAATTTATTATGGGCAACAAAGAAATTACCAAAGACGGTACGTTCTACAGCCCATCATCGTCAACAACCGAGTTCTTTGCCGAGAAGGTTCACGAGAAGGGTGACATAGACAAGTGGAAGGAAGTCTTCAACCTGTACGCACTGAAGGGCATGGAGCCCCACGCTTTTGGAGCCTTAACCGCGTTTGGCGCTCCACTAATGAAGTTCACTGGGTTGAAGGGCTCGATCATTAACGTGATCTACGAATATGCCGGATCAGGGAAATCAACGATTCTGCGTATGTGTAACAGTGTGTATGGTATGCCCTACGAACTTATGTCAATTGAGAAGGACACGCTCAACGCCAAGATGACACAGTTAGGGGTAATGAACAATATCCCCAACACGATTGACGAGATCACCAACATGACCCCCAAGGACTTTTCTGACTTGGCATACGGTATTAGTCATGGTCGAGGTAAGAACCGCCAAAAGGGTTCAGAGAACGCACTGCGCACCAACAACGCTTCATGGCAAAACATGACTTTGTGCTCGGCTAACGCCAGCTTTTACGAGAAGTTGACTGCGTTGAAGAACAGCCCAGACGGTGAATCAGTACGGTTACTTGAGTACAAGATTGAGCCGAACGACTTGATCGGCGTAGCCAAGGGCAAGGAGATGTTTGACCACCAACTCAATGAGAACTATGGTCACGCAGGCGAGATATACCTTACATGGTTGGTGAACAACCTAGAGTACACCAAGGACTTGATAAAGAAAGTGCAAGCCCGACTGGATAAGGAAGTTCAGTTCACCTCACGGGAACGCTATTGGTCGGCCACCGCCGCTTGTAATATTGCTGGTGGTTTGATTGCCCGTCACCTTGGCTTGCATGATTTTGATATGACCGCTGTGTACGACTGGCTAAAGGGTATGTTGAGCGAAATGCGCCACGATGTGAAGCCCCCACAGTCAACCCCCGTTGCTACCCTTGGTGAATTCCTCGATAGCCATGCCGTCAATACTTTGGTGGTTAATGAAGAGGTGGATGCCCGAAGTAATATGTCGGCGTTACCTTTACAGGAACCCAAGCTACAGTTGCTGGTACGTTACGAGCCGGATACCAAGCACATCTATGTAGCCGCCAAACAGTTCAAAGAGTTCTGCATAAAACAGCAGGTCAACTACAAAACGCTGCTCAAAGAATTAACCGACTTACAGATTTTTGTTGAAGCAATTAACAAGCGCATGTCTAAAGGTATGAAGATTGCTTCTCCTGCGGTGCGTACGTTGAAGTTTGACGCATCTCATTCTGAGTTTTTGCGCATGGACGAGATGTTGGGTTTAAATGAAAATCGAGACAGTGTCATATCAAATTGATTGGTCAAAGTTTCGAGTCGGCCATTCATTTTTTGTACCCTGCATAGATCACAAAGCGGCACGGGAAACTATAGCCGTTGTTACAAAAAGGTTGAAGATATCGACTGTTACAAAAGTTGTGATTGTGGAGGGTATAAAAGGTTTGCGAGTTTGGCGTGTTTGATGTAGACTATCTCAATGGTAAGCAGTTGCCATGTCTCCGGAAGTTAGCTCCTTCCAACCTCCTCTTTCCCCCGCCTATGTGCGGGGGTTTTTTATGGCTTGTTGTATCCCGACAAAGCTTTCTCAGCTTCGTTGGACAAGGGGCCGAGGAGTTCAACATTCTTTTCATTGATGTCCATACCACCAAAAATTTCTTTGCGTATATTTTTGTTGATGTTTTCAGCATTGGCATCCCCAAGCGTGTCCATGTCAATTTGCTTGGTTGGGTTACGCAGATTGAAGTCAATGATTTTATCGAGCGTTTCTACCCATCTGTCCCCAAAACGTTCTCGCGCTGACGAGGGTATGGTGGGGTCAATTGACTTACGGAAATTGTCTTTGTATTGCTTTTCCAAACTCTTCTTTTCCATAGTAATTTTTTTCTCGATAACCATACCTCGATTTGCCGCATCTTGCGCACGAGCGAGCGCCGCAGGGCGATATCCAATAGCTTGCCCAACAATTTCACTTGTTGGTACTTTGCCGGGGTCAGCAAGTTGTACACCTTGTGGCGTTTGAATACCTTGAGTTGCGTAACGGTAAGCAGTTAGGTAATTGCCTATTGACCCGGGTGTTAACTTTTCTAGACCGCGCATCCACTCACCATTTGCCATGTCTTGTAAACCGTTCATGGCGCTTATTACTAAGTTTGGCGCAGGCCCGCCAAGCGCCAAAGCCCAATTTAGGAATGTATCCTTATTGGTCTCACTAGGCACGTTTGGCTCACGGAACCACATGTTATCAAGCGAGATACGACCAGATATTTCCAACCCAGTAAGTTTATTGAGTACGCCTTTTCTAAGGACTTCAGCCCACTCATCCCCAAACTGTTGCGGCATGAACTCGGTTTTCCACCATGTCAGGTAGTCCAAGTTTTTCATTTCGTCAGGCGCATCTGGGTCACGACCCCACTGATTCCACGCCGCGCCAATTATGCCCATGACGGTATGAAATCCGGCACTTCCTCTAGCGCTTGTTTTGGTTCAGGTGCGCCCAGCAGTTCACGTAGTTTCTCAACCGACAGCCTCGGCGAAACTTCATTCCAAACACTGACTGGCTTGGGCTCTAAACCTTTCTTCACGTTCATTGAACCGGGTACACGAAGAACCCGCGATGCTTCAAACACCTTGTCGTCAACGATCAAGCCATGTTCTTTGCACAGTTGTTTTAGTCGCTTGGCTAATGGCTCCCACACTGCGCGGGATAACATCTCTTCAAGCAACCAGTAAGCATGAACACCATTACCGGAGTTCACCAAAATTGGTCTAGGTAAGCCGACTGTCTTGCAAAACTTCTTAAGCTCTTCCAGCCCTGTTTGCTGGTCGAGATAGCCCTCGATCTTCCCTTTGGAATTCGGTACACCCTTGGTCGGGCCGCAATCAATATCTAGCCATAAGGCTTGGACAAAGGCTACGTTCTCGTGTGTCCTGTCGTCGGCTGGGCCAAACTTGGCGCAACCAAAATACACGTTGACTTGCTTGGTGTTGAACTCTTGGATTAGTGTCTCGGCTTCTTCCCTTGTGTTTGCAAAACGCTGAT